TATGGGTATTCCTGTTCTTATTCTCGGGGAAAGCGGCAGCGGAAAGACCTGCAGTCTGCGTAATTTTGTACCCGGAGAGATCAAGATTTTCTCGGTGGCGGGCAAGCGCCTGCCCTTTAGATCCAGAATAGAGGTAGAGCTTAACTCCACCTATGACAGCATAAAAGAAGGGCTTAAAAAAGGCGGCTTCAAGTCCTTTGCCATTGATGACAGTCAATATCTTATGGCGTTTGAGATGTTCTCCCGTGTCAAAGAAACGGGCTATAACAAATTTACAGATATCGCCGTCAATTTCCGCAGCCTTATTGACACAATAAGCCGTGAGCTTCCTGCGGATACTATAGTGTATCTTCTGCACCACACCGAGCGCTGCGATGACGGACATATCAAAGTAAAGACAGTGGGCAAGATGCTCGATAATCAGCTTACGGTTGAGGGACTGTTTGAAACTGTTCTTATTTGTGAGGTAAAGGAAAACACACATTACTTCATCACGCAGTCTGACGGTCTTACACCTGCCAAGTCGCCTATGGGAATGTTCCGCACAGTCATTGACAACGACCTGAAATTTGTTGATACATCTATCCGCAGCTTCTACGGAATGACTGACGGCGAAAAGTGCGATGAGTGCGGCAGTACTGTTACAGCATCAAGCACCAGGACGGCAGAAGAGATCATAGCAGGCTCACGCAAGGCTTACGGCAAGACCCTTTGCCTGGACTGCGTGAAAAAGCGGGTTGCCGCAGCGAAGAAAGGAGCTGTAAGCAATGCCGCTGCGTCCGTATCAGGTTGACCTTGAAAACAGGGTGCGGCAGGCTTACAGAGAGGGCTGCCGCTCTCCCTGCATAGTGCTCCCCTGCGGCGGCGGAAAGTCTGTCATAATCGCCGATATCGCAAGGCAGACCACGGCAAAGGGCAATCGTGTACTGTTTCTTGTTCACCGCCGTGAGCTGTGTGACCAGATACGCAGCACCTTTACATGGTGGGGCGTGAATATGCGGCTGTGTGACATTATGATGGTCCAGACCGCCGCCCGCAGACTGGACAGGCTTCCGAAGCCGCAGCTCATAATCACCGATGAAAATCACCACTGCCTTGCGGGTACATATCGCAAGATATACGAATATTTCCCCGAATGCCGCCGTGTGGGCGTGACTGCAACTCCCGTAAGGCTCAACGGTGACGGACTGGAAGATGTGAACGACAGGCTGATAATAGGCGTTTCGGCAAAATGGCTCATCGAAAATCACTGCCTTGCGCCCTATGATTATTATGCGCCGTCTCTGGTTGACCTGTCAGAGGTGAAGATGAACAGGGGCGAATTTGAGACATCTTCCGTGGAAAAGCTCATGCTTAAAAAGGCTGTTTTCGGAAATGTCATTGAGTATTACAAGAAGCTTGCGGGCGGCAGGCAGGCAATATGCTACTGCACATCTATCCGTCATTCTATCGAGACGGCAGCAGCGTTCCGTGCGGCAGGCATTGAGGCGGAACACATTGACGGCGGCACTCCACGGGCTGAACGTGATGAGATAGTCAGGAAATTCAAGGAGGGCGCTCTGGATATCCTCTGCAACGTTGACCTGATATCCGAGGGCTTTGACGTGCCTGACTGCGAATGCGCTATCCTGCTGCGCCCCACACAATCACTTACGCTGTATATCCAGCAGGCCATGAGGTGCATGAGATACCGTCCCGATAAGCGTGCGGTGATAATCGACCACGTGGGAAATTACGCCCGTCACGGTCTGCCTGACGATGACAGGGAATGGACACTGGATAAAAAGCCAAAACGCAAAAA